CTGGGGCTCTGTTGCTGTGCGCTTGCTGCGCTGGTGCTGCTGCTGGGGGATTTGTTACTGTTGGTGAGTGCTTACCAACATCTGTTCTTGCTACTGCATCGTTTGTAGGTGAGTGCTTACCTACAACGCTGGGCCTCGATGTCCTAATCCTAACACTTCGCACGTAACCTAACACTTGAATCGCACGCACGGAACATCTCGCTACTGCCTTACTACAATTATAATTATATGATGTCCGGGGCGCTATGTCAAGCGCTTTTGTAGTAACATATTTGCTGAAGGGTCTTTATTGACATAGCGCAAAGCGCAAATTATAATAATAAAATAATAAATTAAATAGGATCTTAAAATGAGCAACAGCAAAATTGAAGCAATTAATAAATTAAAGCAAGCAGCTGAAACGTTAAATTTAGCCATCGAGCAATTAAGCGCAGTGAGCGACGATATTCCTAGCGACGCACTATTTGACGTAATTATTAGCTTAGAGACCAACGCTGATTATTTAAGTGAGATCGAGCAAAGTGCCAGCGAGCTAGTGAGCTAGTGCTTAGCGGGCTAGTGTTTAGTGTGCTAATGGGCTAGTGTTTTAGCCCATTTTGCTATATAAGCGGGCTAGTGAAACTAGTGCTATATAGGAGGGGGCTATAATTATCAGTCAGCGGCGCTCAGCTACAGCGCCATTATAAACCGTCGCCGTGCTTTCTATCCGATAACCGATTCTTCATATATGTCCTACTCGATCTCGTTTTAAATATCTCGATGAAAAAAATTTTCCTGGGCAAAAATTGACCAAAAAGGGTGACTGATGAAACTTATGAAACTGATAGAAGAATTGGGGGGAGAACTCGTGCCATTCGTTATGGAGAGACCCATATGCCTCAATGGGAATTGCGATAACCTGGCACAGAAGAAAAACAAGAACAGATACTCACCATTCTGCCGTGGATGCAACGATATATACGCCGCCCGAGGGATATTTCCCCCACACATAGAGCCCGTCAAGAAATTCCGATGCGAGAACGAGGATGGTAAACTAGGATTCCCATGCTTGGTCAATTGGACACTTGTGGAGGAATCGGGCGCTTCGATATCTACACATATAGACCATATCGATGGGAATCATATGAACAATACCCCGGAGAATACTATGGAGTTATGCCCACTATGCCATAATACAAAATCTAAGATGAATGGTGATTATCACGGATATAAGTATTGACATACGTCACTTTATAATATATACTGATCTATATGAGATACTCTATATACAACTATTGGCTCAGGGATTCGGATTACCGACACTACAAGGATATCGGTCATGATTACATCCCCCTTCCGGAGCATTATGCACTATGGGAGTTGGACCCCAATTTTAGGGGATTGCCGGGGTCTTCTCAGTTCTTCACTAATCGTTTAAGGATCAATTACTGATGTTCATTGAGAAACAATTATATGGGGATATCCAGCGGGTGATGCCGATACTTTGCGTGGATGTGCTTGTCAGATACGAGGGCAAGTACTTGCTCATTAAAAGGACCGAGGAGCCCGTGAAGGATGTGTTCTGGGTCATCGGGGGACGCGTCAACAAGGGGGAGGACTTGCGGACCGCGGCACTTCGAAAGATTCGGGAGGAGATTGGACTCGTGCCATTCGAGATGGAGATGATTGGTATGTACGAGGACACCTATGAGGAGTCCTCGCTTGGTATGATTGAGGGCGGTTACCATACCGTGGCCGTCGTGTTCGAGGCATTCGTCGGCTCCCTAGATAATCTGAAGCTTGATAATACCTCCGCCGAGTGGGGCCTGTTCTGTAATCCCCCGAGTCGTTTTAAAGTGAAAGGATTCTATAATGACGACCAGAATTAATGTTGGACCCGTGACCCTCGTGGTCATCCTGCTTGTCGCCCTGGCCCTGTTGATCCTTGCGCCGCTGATGACGATATCCTCGCTTAACGTGCTATTCGGCCTGGGGATCGAATTCACCGTCTGGACATGGGCGTCTATGTTCTGGCTGCATGCGGTGACTTTCGGGGGTATTATTTCGGCCCTTCGAAGCAGGGACCGGAATTAGGAGTAGGATAAATAACTGGCCGGCCGTTATCTGGGCCGAAGAAAATTATAGGAGATACTATGAAAGTAAAAGAATCGAACAAAACAAGTTCCGGTAAGCCGAATATTAAAACGATGGGCATGGCGCAGCTGGAGGAGATGAGGAAGGCTGCTAGGCCAAAGGCGATACCGAAGATCAATAATCGAATGAGCATGATGCTTCGGAAGGCTGGGCGGGGAAGATGAACCTCCCGAAGGACCATGACTATGTCGAGATGAGAATGCGAGAATTGATGGAGCCGGTCGAGCGTCAGTTGATGATGTGCGACAATGCGGAGGATCAGATGATGATGACTTGTGCCATGCTGCAGAGATGTTTCGAGGTACTTGACTTGCACTTGGGGGAGATGGGTGCCGATGCGATGTTATTGGCACACATCTCGGAGAGATCAACAGAAAGATTAATGAGGGAAAGATATGGCAACAGAGAAGACTAGTTTGACCGAGGAGATGGTTCCTTGCGGTTGCGGTAGATCATCTAACGGATACTGCATCGGATTGCATAATATGACCGAGGAGCAGTATCAGGATTACTTGATGGGGCAATTCGACGACCTACCAGGAGAAGACGATGAGAGCTGATATAATCAATGCCCTTCGATTGAAGCTGCATGCCGAGATAGAGATACATCGGACAAACATCAACATCATGCTGGAGAATCCTACATCGATTCAAGAACACCAGGACTTGATATCCGCAATCGAGCTTGAACTTCGCAAGATGTCCGAGGCGAAGGATATGTTAGGAACCTTGGGTACACTATGAAACCAATGAAGGATGACTTGATGGTACAGGAGCAGGTAAAGACCCCATGGCAGCACATGGTCGGGGTCATTTGCCTGAACCTCACCGACAGAAAACAGGTGAAGAGGGTCCTGCCGAGTTTCTTCAAAAAGTGGCCGACACCGCACAAGTTGTTGCAGGCCACGGTATCTGATATCGAGGAGGAGATTAAGGAACTCGGTATGTGGAAGGTGAGGGCGAATCGCATCTACAAGATGTCCGAGCAATTCCTTACATGGAAGGGCATGGATGCGAGGGAGCTATATGGTATAGGTGAATATGGTTCCGATTCATACGAGATATTCTATAAGGAGAATTATGGAATCAAACCGAATGATAAGGAACTCAAAAAATACTTGGAGAAGATTAATAATGGAAGATAAGGTTTTTAGTGAAAATTGGTATTTGTCTACAACCGACGACGAGAGAGAGATTTTTCGAAATTGGTTGAAGGGTGTGCTAAAAAGTAATACTGTTTGCTTGACATTTCGCAAAAAAGATGATACTATAAGGGAAATGAAGTGTACTCTAATGGAATCTAAATTACCCAAACAGGAACAGGCAAAGGAGTCCCGTGCCGAGAATATTAACTCGATGCCGGTCTTTGACCTTGAGAAGAATGAATGGCGTGCATTTAGATTCGATTCGGTCAAGCAAATCAAATTTACCCTAGGAGAATAAATGGCTTCGCGAAAACAGCACATTCAAGCACTTGCAACTAAGCAGGCAACTGGAGAACCAGATGTATCTAAGTTATTGGATGATGAAAATTATATCGCTGTTTTCGCACACACCTGCAATTGGTATTCTGCTAATCGAGGCAGGAAGGATGCCGTTAAGTATTTTAGGGAATATATAAAGAAGAATCGCCCCCTAGAAGAATTAAAATGGTTGGATTATCTTTCGGACTTAGAGTATGGCGCACTTACCTATGGTTGGATGTGTCGTATTGTGACCAGGGGCGGCAATCTATCAACAGATCATAAGGGCAGATTAGAATACCATATTGATAGCCTGATTAATCAGGGCAAGGTTAATTCTAAAAAGGCCCCTGTTCAAGAGAAGGAACAAACTAAAAAGGTTGTAGATATCCAAGCGGCAATGAAGGAAAAGATTCAGGAGTATATCGGCGATCTTGAGGTTGACCTTGATGATGTGTTCTTCGGTGACGGTAACATTAATCTGTACGACCATATGCGGGCTAGAGAATTGCCGGCGGCGTATACGGATGCGGTTAGGGAGTGGGCAAAAGTATACCTTGCCCAATACTTGGAAGTATTGAAGGGGGAGGATGAGCAGTTGGCCGAGGGATATAGTCATTTCGACAAGAACAAGATTAAAAAGATAGCAAAGATGTTTCATTCCTTCATCGAGGATTGCGACAAGTATGAAGTATTCAAGAAGGCGAATCGTAAGCCGAGGGCGGTGAGGGAAAAGACTCCTGCTCAACAGGCGAAGGGTATTAAGTATAAGATTGAGGATATGGATCTAAAAATTAAATCCCTGCATCCGACGGAAATGATTGGAGCATCCCAAGTCTGGTTATATAATTCAAAGACCAAAAAACTATCCAAGTATTCTACAGATTCTGCGAGGGGTATCCAAGCAAAAGGATCAGCAATTCAAAATTGGGAACCTGAGAATTCGAAACAAAAGACTTTGCGTAAGCCCGAGGAAACACTTAAGGATCTAATGTCTGCAGGTAAGGTAAAATTAAGGACATTTATTGAAGAATTATCGACAAAGGAACAATCGGTTAATGGTCGCCTAAATACCGAAACAATAATCCTGAGAGTACTGAAATAAGGCTATATATTAATGAACAAGAAAAATTTAACAACTTTGGTATTTTGTTTATTCCTGCCATTACAAGCAATGGCCGATAATGATTACATAACAGCTAGGGTCGCCGAACTACTCTTTGATATGATGGAAAGTGAATATAATCGGCATCCCCTTCCTAAGTCAAGTTATGGAATTTATTATGAGCCAGTGGATGGTATGATAGCCAGGACACATTGTCCTATATTAGAGACGATAACTGTCTATAATAAACATGGTAGGAAAAGACAATACCTCGTAAGAGATTGTAGGAGATAATTATGGCAACTATTGCGTCAGATAGTGTATGTACAGAAATTGCAGGAGCAGTTGTTAGGATATCGGATGGTATTAACGATGCTATCACCTTTTTAGATGAATTGGGAAATATGAAGGATGAATTGGTCGCATATGCCGAAGGACTCGGACAAAAATGCTCGGTACTAGGGGGATTGGATTCTTTATTAGAGGAAGAAGATAAGTTTAGAAAACCCTTTGAGGATGCATTGGCAAAGATAGGTGAAGTTGCGAGTAAGGTGTATGAGGAATATAACAATATAATGCAACAAATTATTAATGTATATGAAGAAGGCATCGCGCTCCTCCAGGCGGGTATTACCGCAATTAATGATGCCGTGAATTATGCTATTACAAAAGTAACTCAAGCCGTCGATTTTATAACAAAGGCTTTGGTGGATGTTAGTAATGCAGTAACTGCGGCTTTATGCGATGTGTTGGGTCCTGTAATTAGCAGATTGCCTGGTCCAATTAAAGCAGCATCCCAGTTGTTAACCGCGTATGCAGTGGCACAGATTGAAAAAGAAACCAATCCACAACGTATTGCCAAAAAATTATTAGATCAGTTAAATTTAGACTCTGTATTAGAAGAATTACAAGAATATATGGATCCATTAAATAATTTACCAGAACTTCCGGACCTTTCAGAATATATTTGTGATCCCTCAGAATTACCTGGGGCTACTGGCCCATGAGCTTAAATATAGCAAGTATAACTTCATTAACCGCAGGCATCTGCGTTTGCCATAAATTTCCAATCTTTGTATCTGGTACTATCATAACTAATATGGTAGGTAATCAAATGAATGTTGATGGATTGCCGGTTGCTACAAATTTTGGAATAGCGATTGCTACATGCGGGCATGTAGGTGGTTTAATTACATCTTCACAGAAAACATTTCATAGCGGTATAGGAGTAACTAAGTTATTTGATTCGGGAGTGGGTTGTTATAATTTTTCGGTAATGTCGGGATCTCCCTACGCATTTACACCAATTTAGGATAATATAATGATAGTTGTTGATTATAATCAAACTGCAATTTCTAATCTAATGGCAGAGGTAGGGGGTAGGAATGATATTGAAATTCAAATCCCCTTACTTCGGCATATGATTTTAAATTCAATTAGGGGCTATAAGCAAAGATTCGGAAAAGAATATGGTGAGTTAGTTATTGCTTGCGATAATAGGACTTACTGGAGGAAACAATATTTTCCTCTATATAAGGCAGGTAGGAAAAAGGCAAGGGAAGATTCTGGATTTGATTGGAAATTGATCTTCGAAGCCTTAACTATGATTAAACATGAGATTGATCAATACTTTCCTTATAAGGTAGTAGATGTTGAAGGTGCAGAAGCAGATGATGTTATTGCAACCTTGGCAGAGTGGTCGCAGACAAATGAAACGCAGAGTATTCTATTCGATGAACCCAAACCTTTTCTAATTGTTTCTGGGGATCACGATTTTATTCAACTACATAAGTATGAAAATGTAAAACAGTATTCTCCGATCCAAAAGAAATTCGTTAGGGCGGATATAAGCCCGGAAAGATATATTTTTGAGCATATTATCCGAGGCGATAAAGGTGATGGCATTCCCAACGTACTATCTGCAGATGATAGCATAGTTTCGGGCACCAGGCAAAAACCTATTTCTACCAAAAAAATTGAAACTTGGTATAAGGAACCTGAGGAAATGCCGCAGGATGCAGATTTCAAAAAAAATTATGATAGGAATAAAAATTTAATTAACTTTAACTTTATTCCAAAAGAAATACGTCAATCTATCATAAATAATTATACCAGTCAACCGTCGAAAGATAAAAGTAAATTACTAGATTTCTTTGTTGAACATAAAATGAAGAATATGCTAGAAGTTATTGAGGAATTTTAAATGCGAACAGTTATACCCCAGATATTAGACGAAGTCGAAAAGCAAAAATCTAAAGAAGCAAAGATCAAAATATTACGAACTTATGTTTCTCCGGTTTTACGAGGAATATTGCAAGTAAATTTTAATCCAGAAATTATGGTTTATTTACCTGAAGGGGAACCCCCATTTAAGAAAGACAAGGAAATCCAACTAGGATATTCCGAAACGAATCTTTTTGCGGAATGGCGTAGATTTTATATTTGGCTTGATCCAAATAGTAATTTAAGTAAGATAAGGAAAGAACAACTATTCATTCAGTTTCTTGAGGGTATTCATTGGTCAGAAGCTGAAGTAGTCTGCTTGGCAAAAGATCGGAAACTTCAATCTAAATTTGTTTCCTTAACGGAAGATCTAGTAAGGGAAGCGTTTCCCGATCTTTTGCCAGCTCCAGTATTAAAAACCATACAATTGGTAGAAGGCGAAGCTAAAACGGCTCCCGCAAAAAAGAAAAAACCTTCCTTAAAAGAATCTTTGGCTTCTTAAAAAGGGAGAAACCTCCCGAGGAACCCAAGGAAGGTTGGACGGATGTAGGTTCCTTGCCCGCAGAACCTGTACATGATTATAGAATATTTCTAGAACACAAATACAGAGCATTTGACAAACGTTAGCATAGGTGTTATAATTAAATTATGTTCTTTTTGAGGGTATACTATGACAATGCACTTAGTTGGTCCATGGATGTCTACAACGGGTAAAAGAAAAGGTAAGAAAAAGTGGGCTTCTGCAGAACAGAAGCGTAAAGCACAAGAGCTTGCCGATTCTTGGCAAAAAATTGTAGCTAAGCATAATATCTTAGTTGAAAAAGCTAAGACTTTACAGCAAAGTTATTGCTTGTCTCCCAATCTTCCTAGATCTTCCTCTAATATTCCTAGTAAGCCGGATACCGTCCTCGGTGCGGTTACAGTTAAGCAACCTCAACAATATACTGGAGATAAAATACTTGGCATTGGCACAATGCACAAGTCAAATGCCGTTCCTATCTTCAGTGATGATGAGGCAAAAGATATTTCTAAGATGAGGCGAAATTAATGACGACAGTAGTATTAGTTACCGGAGG